TTAGGACAATGCAAGACAATGTCTTGAAGACGTTCATTTTTGAACTTTAGTCCTAATCCACCAAACTCCGGAGGCAGTTTCAATTGAAACCAAAGGGATCGGTCTTTACCGATCGGCTTCGGGAGATAGGGGTACATTCTTTGGGAGAACCTGGCTAAGACCATGTCACACCAGGCATCCGCAAAGAAATCAGGGTTCAACCATTCTAAACTCCTGGAGAGAGACCGAGCTTTGCCAATGGCAATGTTCCGGTCATCCTCCACATCCATCGATTTCGATAGAGGAGATAGAAGGCGAACCTTAATTGAGTCAACCCAAACAGACTTTTCATAAAAGTCAGACGAATCATTGATTTGTCTAGGGGTGACCGATAAGTCACGGTCTCGTAACATGAGAATTTTCTCACAGAACTTGACTGCGACATTCGAGAAGCCGTGCTTCGGGAGCGAAATTTTCGATCCAAAAGCATGATGGTTGCTCGTGATTAACTCTAGGTATTGGACAGGACCATATGCAATATGGTCATCTCCGCCAACGGCGAAGGCCCTCCACTTAGAAGTTACAGGTCCACGGTACGTATCAGTCGTGAGATACTCACCCCGACGCATTTCGTCGGTGATCCGTTTATCGTGGACACTAAAACCGAGTTGGTTACGATATTCCTTAAAATCAGCATAGCTGATAAAATGGAAATCGTCCACCCCGATTTCTCGAACCTTAATGGAAACGACTCTGCAATTTGCAAAGCCGCTAAACCCCTCAAACAGGTGGTACCATTCGGCCCGAGATCTTGCATGTATCATCTCCGTACTATTAGTTCGGGGGTCCTTGTACAGGACAACAGCTTCGATTGGAGGCTGCTTGAGAATGCAGAAAGAGCGGGCATAGAGATAATCTCTCATTGCCATCTCTTCACAAACCAGGGAGTAAAGAGTCAGGACCGATTTGGTCACTGGCTCCCCCATAAGGACCCCACGCCTTTTAATAAAAGACACGGGTTTTCTCCCTGAAGAACGAGGATATTGAATTTCAATATCCCGAGTTGACCGTAATCCTAATTGGATACCAATCTCAATGAGTTTGGGGATTTTGGCATAGCCAATTCCACGGTAGAAACCTCTGATCATGATTTCAGCGATTTCCGGTGCAATTGCATCGGTCGCCTCTTCAAGATCAGATGAAAGGACATAACCATTGGCCAGAGGCTTCACATTGTGAAGTAGGTCAAGGTATAACCATGCTTGGTCGGCTCGTTTGAGACCGGCTTCAGCAGAGACATGTCCTGACAGCAGACTTTTAGTCAAATGACCAAAAGGCTGCTGAAGAATGATCGACCACCACTTTGTGGTAGTGATAATTCTCGCTTTTCCGCCAGGCTCAGGGACCACAGAGGTCCTTGCTGGAATTGGCTTCAAGGGATTCCCTTGAAGATCCAAAAAGCCTTCATTGAAGGCCACCAGCAAAGCGGTGTAAAAGATTTGCACTCCAAGGTACGAATCGTACCCTTCGAGCGCATATTCGCCAGATTCGACTTCAGGATCATAATCCTGACGTGGCTGACCAAACCCGTAAACGGGTGCATCAGACCACACAAACCTGGCTTTCCAGCGTGGGTCAGAGGAAGCAAGTTTCTTCTTCAACCTGAGATTCTCAGGGCGACCCCACGTTGCATAACGTGGCACCCCTTGTTCTTCACGAACGGTAATACCGAACGGAAGTTCAAGGAGTCCACTGACGGAAGGATAGTCAGTAAGAATCTTACTAATATCCTCCTGGATAGCAGCTCCTCGCCCACCGTTGACTTTACTAAAGTCAACGTCACCCGCTGTTGACAGCGAAATGTGGCATAGAGCCGTTAAATTGGAAGTTGA